AGACACCTGGTTGCTCAGGTGGGCGTCGATAATCCTTTTGGTCTCAAGCGATACGGTAAACTGGCGATTATTCACCGCCTCGATGCGCGCCGCGATTTCGTTCTGCCTCGCCACAAGGCCCTGTTGAGTTATGATTTCCTGGCGGGTCTGGTCCTGCATAAGCTTAAGTCCTTCCTCGGCCGCGGCGAACTGCGCGAACGCCACGGAGCTCCCTTCCCCGAATGCTTCCCGCGCTATTCTCACCGCTTCTGGAAACAGCTGCGTGAGGCGCTGCTGAATATCGACTAGCTCTGATCCCTGGGCCGTGGGTATCCGGGCCTGAAGTCCCGATATCTCGTCCCGGATTGTCTGTAGGCGCTCGGCCGGAGAAAGCGGACTGTCTCCCCCGGCGCGCAGTTGCAGAAGCGCGTTGCCGGCGGCATCAAGAACCCCGGTGAAATCCGTCTGGAGTTTCTGAATTGCCTGGAGTTGCACTTGCAGCGCGTCGAGCTGAGAGCGCTTTGCTTCCTCAAAGCGCTCTCTCTCAAGCGAGATAAGTTCCTGTATGGATGTCTGCTGTTCATCAAGCGCGGCCGAACGCTGCTCAATGGACAGGGTTTCGCTTGCCAGCAATCCATCAATACTCTCGATGTTAGCCCGGAGATCCCCTCGCAGCTGGCCGGAGAAATCCCGCCCGATGAAACGCCCGAGCTCGTAGATTTGCCGGGACCTGGTCCTGACCTGCCCCAGACCGCTGGTAACCGAGCTGAACACGACATCGAACGCAGCGGCGATTTCGACCGGCAGCGCCAGAAGACCCTGGCGAAACTCGGCCAGCGCCCGAATGGCCTGGGGATCGTCAAAATCCCGCAGCAGCTCCCGCAGCTTTTCATCGATCAACTCAAGCGAGGGGATCCCTTCGAAGCCGAATGCTTTTGCGGCCTCCTCGGCCGCGCGAACCTGGCGCTCAAGCGGGTCCAGCACTTCGGCGTTGACTATGTTATACGCATCGGCGACGGCACCGAAAAGCAACAGGAACTCCTGGCCTATTTTCGCTCGCTCTTCCCGGGAACCTGTAGACTTGAAACGCTTGAACACGTCATCGACCAGTTCCTTTGCCCTCCCGGGAAGAACCCCGAGGGTCGCGAAGGCGCCTTCAAAGAAATCCCGGACCGAGAAAAGAAAGCGCGCCTGGAGCTCTCCTCCGAGAAACTGTTCGAGATTCTCCTTTATGCTTTTCCCCTTCTTATCGAACTCAAGCAGCCGGTCGCGGCCGAAATGCTCCTGGGTATCTATGGCCGTCCGGAGAAACGCCTCGTTGAGGGATGCCGCCACCTCTTCGGGCAGCGTGTTTATGATCGCCTGCACCTGCTGTATCTGTCCCTGGAGTGCGGCCGCGACGGCTGCCCTGATCTGCGTTTTATCAGCTCCGGTTTTTCTGGAACTGATCTTGATCCCGCGCTCGAAGGTGTCCTTGAGGAGATCCTCCACGATCGCCTGGTCGGAAGGTTCAATGTCGATGTCAAGGCGAGGCTTCTTGCGGAAAAACCCCCCGAAGATCTTTCCGATAAGCGATCCGATTCCGAAGCCCACGAGCGGGCCGATTCCGGGAATGAAGCTCGCGGCCGCAGCGCCTATTCCCCCGCCGATACCGCCCCCGATCCCCCCGGCTATATCTCCGGAGAAGAGGCTGCTAAAAATGTTGTACGCCCCGAATGCGCCGCCCAGGAAGTTCGCAGCTCCGCTCGCGAGAAACGGTGCCGGCTGTAGCGTACCCACTCCGCCGAGCGGTAGAGCCGGGCCACCGAATACCTGCCCGGCCCCGAATCCCGGAATACGGGATATAAGCCCCCCTGCGCCGCCGAGCAGCGATCCGCCGCTTAGCAGCCGACTTGACGCTCCCTGGACTCCGCCCGCGGCGGCGCTGCCAGCGAGGTTCGGAACGATGTTAAGGACCAGGCGCTGCGTGGCCATCTGCGCCAGCAGCTGCGTGAAGCTTCTTAGGATCGCGTCCCAAGTATTGCGGGCGACGTCGACCAGGCTGTCGAACTTGCCCGTGATCGCGTTATAAAAAAGGTCTGAAAAACCGTTTCTCATTTCCGACAGGGTATCGGCCCAGTAGTTTGATATGAGCGCTCCGTTGTCCGACACTTCCTGGCGGAATTCTATGAGCTGGGCCTTGAGGCTGTCGGTGAAGGAGCCGCTGTTTTTAAGTCGAACTATGAGCTCCTTCTGCTCGGCCTGCGTGATCTTGCTTGCGTATTTCGCCGTTATGGCCGCACGTGCCCGCTCCACTTCCTCGGCCCTCTCGGGGATCGCCTCCGCAATCTCGTCGAGTTCCTCCAACGCTTCGTCCCGGGCCCTGGCTATGCGAGTGGAGTCCGGAAGAAGATCCAGGTTGATTTCATTCAGCCGCCTTGTCGCTTCCGTAATCTCTTCCTTGGTTGCGAGGGCCTCCTTCTCCGTTTCCAAGGTTTCCTTGGCCGTCTTCAGAAGCTCTTTCTCCGCCTTGGCTTGTTCCTTGGCTGCGGCGGCGGCTTCCGCACGAGCTTTCGCTATACCGGTAAAACCACCGACTCCCGCGTCCACCCCTTCGGGAACCAGCAGTGAAATATTCGTAAGCGCCCCCGGAGCAGCGTTGCGGGGGAGCCTTGTGAGGAGACTGTCGAGCCTTTCCGCCGTGCCGGAAATCGACTCTTTTATGCCGGAGAACGCATTTCGCAGAGCATTGCCGACCCCTTTCACAGCGTCGGTGAGGAGCTGGAACAGACCGATCAGGGCCTTCACCCCTGCTATAACTGGCGGAAGTATGAAGTTCCCGAAATCAACAAGAATGACTCCCAGCTGGCTCTTGAGCACGTCGAACAGGAAGTTAGCGTTTTTCTTCGCCTCGGCAAAAGCGGCGTCGGTTGCCCCTGTGGAGTCCGCGAGGGCGTCCATCGTGGCCCGGGTCTTCTCCACGTTCTCACCCGTCAATTTAACAATGGCGGAATAGGCCTCTGAACTCTCAAACAGCCTTACAAACTTCTCCTGGCCGAGCTCATCCGCCACATCTCTCAGCTGCGAAAGCCCGGCCAGCAGCCCCTGCTCCCGTACCGTCTTGCGAATATCAGAGAACGAGAGGTCGACTTCTTTCAGGGTGTCCGCAGCTTCTTTGGTCGGGCGTGCGAGTCCTTTCAGGACGGCCCGCAGCTGCGTCGTGGATTCCGCTGCGTTTATGCCAGTTTTAGTCAGCGACGCCACGGTGCCGGTTACCTGGTCGAAGCTCACGCCGAGTTCCTTCGCGTCGCCTATGACCCGGCCCAGCGCACCGGCGAACTCGGACGCCTCGGCCTTCCCCTCCCGCACTCCCGCAACCAGGATGTCCGTAGCCCCCGCGGCGGAGAGCACCTCGGGACCATAGACCCCGACCGCGCTCGTTACGAGGTCCGCGATATCCTTCGTTTCTCCGAGCCCGGCTGCTGCCGCCTTGGCGGACACCTCAAGGACATCCATTGCCTCCGCTCCCCGGAATCCTGCGGACGTAACAAAAAACAGGGCGTCAGAGAGTTCCCCCAGCCCCTTGCCCACCCGGGGCCCAAGGGTTTTAAGCTGGTCTCCCCATATCGCAACCTGCTCACGGCCCACTCCCACGAGGCCCACGATCTTCGAGAGCGACTGCTGGTAGTTCGCCGCGTCCCGGACGCTTGATACCAATACCTGCTTTACGGTCTGGAATGCCTTGTAGAGAAGGAAGACCCCCGCCGCGGCTTTCGCCGCCGCGGGAAGCTCTTTGAAAAAGCGCCTGGCCCTCTGCCCTGCCGTTTCGGCTTCCTTGCCGGCGCCCCTTGCGTCGCCCCCGACCTTCTTGAAGTCGGCACCGAGCACCTTGAGCTGGTTTCCGTCGACACGGACACGGAGAGTCAGATCTCTTATGTCGCCGTCAGGCATGGTTCACTCTTCCTCCCTCTTTTCGGCGTACTCCCTGTATATCTCGTCTGTGCCGAGGATTATGTGAAAAGCCCTTTCTTTCTCCCGGCCTGCGTAGCCGAGCTTCTCCAGATTGTTCCAGATCTCGGAGTGCACGAGAGTTCCAAGCGTCATTCCCTGGCCGTAACGCTGCGAGCGGCAGAGTTCCCAGAGCGACAGCCACTCCCGCTGTCTGGGCGGAAGCAACGTGAGGGGTCTGTAGAGGGCCAGCTGCGCGGAGCGCAGAACGTCCAGTTCCTGATCTTCTCTTGAGCTTAGCGTCTCGCGGGCTGAAAGCGTCTGGATTCTCCGCGAGAGAGATTCTGGAGAATAGCCCCGCGTCTCACCATCTACTACCACGTCGACACCCTCAGAAAGCCTCAGCCAGTGGTTCCTGAGGGTCAGGAAAAATTTTCCTCTTCCTGGTTTTCAGCCTCCACCGACTTTTCGCCTTCACGGAGGTAATCGACATAGGCGCCTGAGAGCAGAAAGTTTGACTTCTGGAACTCCCCGCAGAGCCACTCCCGCAGCGAACTGTCAAGCGTCTGCTCCTTCGTCTTGCCGGTCGAGGGGTCCAGGCGCACGACGCTCTTTATCAGGCTGTGCGCGAGGTGCTTGGCGAGCTTGTCCGGGTCCCCGGTCTTTATATTCACCTCTTCTCCCTTGCCGCTCATTGAAAGCCCCGAAGAGAGTTCCCTGACATTGTGAACCCGCCTGGGGGTCGGATACGGATACCTGTAGCCTATATGCCTCCACCCCCTAGGTATCGGTACGCGCTTGCCGTCAGAGTTGACGTAAGTAGGCCAGTCGTCTTCCTTGACCTCTTTGTATGGGAAAAGGACTATCGAGTCCGCGTTATCCAGGCTCAAGTCCTGCAAGTTAAATTCCTTTTGTTCTGTTTCTGACATTGATTAAGACCTCCTGTTTTTTTGAATTTCCTGTTGTCTCTACCCTTCCCCGAACTTAAGAAAAGCCCCTATCTACTCAGTCAAATATTCGACGCTCGGGTTCTCGGTCTTGGCGACTACCTCTATGTCAGTATTAGTCACCGAGTCTATTATTGCCGAGAAGCTCTTGGTATCGTCAATCGGGTCTTTGCTCTCCACCCCGGGATGCGCGGGCCCTCCGAATTTCGCTGCGGGAAGCTTGATTTTGAGGGCGTGATTGGCATCACCTATTTTATTCCACGTCAACACGAGCTCTCTTACCTCACCAACCGCTGTCGCGAATGAAAACGCCTGGGTCCTGTACTCGTATTCAAAAGACCCCGTGATGGAACCTTCTCCCGCGGTGATGGCTCCCGGAAGCGGCGTACCCAGCGGAGCAGCAGCGGAGATATTGTTCTGGATCTCAAAGGTAAAGGAGTTGAGGCGGTTGTCTGCATCTCCCGCAGACACCTCCAGCTCCCACTGCGCGTATGGGGTGTGAGGCACTTTCGTCGGGTCCCCGAACAGGTTTTCCGCAAGCACCTGGCCCCGCGCAGCCACCATATTCACAGTCAGAGTCGGTATTGTGGTCCCTCCCTCCACAGTTAAGGAGAGGGTGTTAACCCTGCAGCCCGTCAAGAGCACGAGAGACTCCTGGTCTGATTCCTCAAGCGCCAGCAGCAGGCTTATGCCCGCGGGCAGTCTCGATCCTTTTTTGATCGTATGGGTGAAGGGGGCCACGACTTTCTTGACCGCGGCGCCGTTCGCGTGCGCGTAGCGCAACCCCATTGGCGCACTGTCCGAAAACGTTATCTTTCTCCCCGCATTGACTGCCGCCTTGAGCTTGACGACTTCCTTCCCGCCGATCTCTATGAAATCGTCGGCCGCGAGGTTGGCTATCGAAGCAAGCGTCAGCTCTTCCGCTCCCGCCGCTGCAGCAGCTCCAAGCGTCGTCGCAACCTCGGGATTAACCGCTGTGCCGACAGATATGTAGTTGTCGTTAAGAGCGTGAAGAAGCCAGAAGGGAGCGACCCTGATATCGAGCTCAAGGGTCATGTCCGCCCCGAACTCGTAGCGCCCGGGGAGTGCGTTTGAGAGCCCCCTGACTCCGCCGCCAAGCGCCTGCGAGTTATCAAGCGGCCTGTCGCTCCGGGGCGTGATGGTTACGACGCTTCCGGGATTGAAGAACCCGTCCGCCTTGTCAAGCTTCTTGACTGCCTCTCCCTCGCCGTGGCGGAAGTTAAGCTTTGTGGTTGCCTCCAGGGTGAGCTCTTTCTGCGCAGCCTTCACTGACTTGATCTTCACTATTTCTTGGTTGTTTTTAGCACCGACCGCGATAATGTTGCCCGCGGCAAGGTTGGCCATGTCTGCGACCACCATGGTTGAGCCCCCTGGGTCGACCGCTCCGTCAAGCGTCGTCTGCCCTTTGTTGGCAAGGGTCGTCACCAGCACCCCGTTATCCTTCTCCGGCTTGTATGAGATCTTTGCGTTTGATCCTGAAAATTGCTTGGCCATTTCTGGTTACCTCCTTCTTATTCTTGTGTCTCTTCGTAGACTGTCCGCGTTGCGAACACCATTTCGTATATCCATACTCCGTCTTTCTCAGCGAGAAACCTCTCCGAGACCTGATAGATCTTCGAGGTCCCCGGGAGGGAAAACCCGGTAAGGCTGTCCCGCACGCCGTCAAGCGCAGGGTAGATGCCCGAGTGGTCCCGCAGGTTGCGCCGCTGCACAAACACCGAGAACCTTAAACCCCTTTCCTGCGTAATTGAGTTAATCGCCCGGGGTTCAGTAAAAGTCGAAGAGGCGTACTGAACGAGCACCGAACCGACTGGGTGTCTTGTAAGATAGGTTCGCGGGTCGTCGGGGAAGGGCAGCACTTCTGAATCCTGTATGTCCTGCTCGAGCTTCTCTACGATCTTGCTTTCGATTTCCTCCGTGCTTACCATCCGAACATCCTCTGCTTCCGAGTTTTGTTAGTCCTATACGTGCCGGGCTCTGGAGTCTTCTCTCCCTCGGCGTCTCCAATCGTGAGTTTTCCGTCGCGGATCGCCTCGAGCATTCTCACAGCGTCCTTGTATTTCGTCTCTATGGTTTTTGGAATGTCACTTTCACGGCGGCCGTAGATATGGAAAACCGCGATGTCGGCCGAGATGCGCTTGAGAATGGGCGGGGTTTCCTCAAAAGGAATCGTGTATCGTCCGCGCAGGTGTGCGTCTATAACTTCGTCCGCCGCCACTATCGCCTCGTTCACGACTGCCTCGTTTACCGCCGCTCCAGCCTCGTCGTCGGTAAGCTGCGCGAGCGACCTTTCCGGAACGAATTTCTGAATGTCGTCAAGAGAGCTGTACATGGTTACTTTTGCGATGATAATTCCGGCGGCTTGGCCCCCGTATATTCGCCGAAGATGGTCTTTGTTATTCCGAGCTTCTCCGCCAGGTACTCCTGCACTTTTTCCTTTCCGGGCCAGTATAAAACACCAATAGAAGCGGCTTCTTTGTGGGTGACCCAGTAGAGGGTCTCGTCTATATTCTCAGGGTGGGGAAAGGTGCGCCTGATGCATTTCTGCACCTGGTCACCAGTAAGAACCATCCTGGAGCCGTCCTCAAAACTTCGGAACGTGACCCAGCCCGTAGCAATTCGTTCAATGTAGCAGGGCCCGATAGTGCGTTCACCCGACTCGGTCCAGTTTATGAAAAGAAAGCAGGCGCCTGGATCCACAAAACGGATAGAGTCCGCGAGCTTTACGCTACGCCTAGCTCGTATTCTCGCGGTGTAAGGTTCCCAGCAAAGGAAGCCAACCACGGCTACCGCGGCGGCTATGGCATAGGGAAGCAAGAGCATTCTGTCCATATCAATACCTCCCGAAAGTGCTGAGATCGCAGATAAAGCATCCGATCAGGTAGCCCAGTATCAGGCATCCTGCGGTCCAGAAAAGCGGATTGCGCTTGACGAATCTCCGGTATTTTGAAAGCCAGCCCTGGCCCTTCCTCTCCTGAAGCCGCTTCTCCATTTCATCCTGATCAGTCACATCAGTTCTGTCGGGAGCGGGGGGAACCGAAAGGTTCTTTTTCCATTCCTCGATTTCCTTTTTCCACTTCTCGAGACGGGTTACCTTGCCCTGCAATCTTTTGAATTGCTCGGCAGATACCGCACTTGGTTTTTTTGGAGCTCTCATTCTCTTTGCCACCTCCATGGAAAGATTTTTCTTGAGAGGTTTTCCCAGGCTCCACTACCTTCCCTCCCACGCAGCCCGGCGCGACGATGATTATCGCCACGGCGGCCAGAGAAAGAACCCTTAACCTCCTGCTCAAGCATTTTCTCCAACTTCCTGCTCTTTTTCCTTTCATTCTTCAGGTCCTTTTTGGACTGTTTCAGCTTAGCTAGGGTATCCCCGTGTTTTCTTTCCAGTCCTTCACGCTTCGCCTCGCATTTCACCAAGGCCTTGTAATCCTCATTCGAGTCCTTGAAGATGGTTACCCCGGGCGTGTGATCCAGAGCCACCATCGCTCCTACTATCATCAGCACGATTTTTGCTATCGACCAGGGTTCCATGTTTCTTTCCTTTTTCCGGCTGCCGCCCTGTTTTTCTTCGGGGCCCGGGAAACTCCCCCGGACCCTTTTCAAACACCTTTTAAATCTTTTTAATCACCGTTTAAAAACGCCTAAAAGCTCATCCGCGTAGTTACCGGCCTCTCTCGGGTCACGTGCCCTTAAAACGCGGTTTCTCGCGCTTTTGTTTTAAAGCAGGTTGTAGAGCAAAAACCCGAGGTCTTTCGCTACAAGCTTCTCGTCACAATTATAGGAAACTTTGACATACTCGGCTCCTTTCGTTCCGCGCTTCACGTCGATCATTGTCTGCGTCTGCTTCATCATCTCCTGGAAACTAACACCGAAAGTTATCGACTTGATCCCAGGATTCTTCTCGACATAGAGCGCTGCCATCTTCTTCCCCCAGATTCTGGCGTAAACGTTTGCCTGCCCTCTCTTTGAGGAGATATACCGCGCGCGGCCGACAAGCACGTTCTCGACTTCAAAGAGCTCCGCGACCTCTTTTCGGGTTGCCAGACCGCCCGGAGTGTCTTGAAGCCTCGATGAAGACTTCACTGAGTCAAGCACCTCGGGGAGCATTCTGAACTTCTCCCAGGCCTCGTGCCCGAACACTAAGGTGTTGGCCCTGACGAAACAGCCGTTCACGGCCTCCTGGACGTTTGCGATGGGATCATCGGCGTCGCTTCCCCACTTCGCGGCGGCAAGATCTTTCTTGTTGTCGGCCCCGTAGTTTCCTTCCTTGAACACGACATCCGCCACCCTCTTCTCACGGCCGAGGCTAAGCAGGTTGTTTAAAAACTGATTAGTGTCGGCACGGGGCTCAAGCGGAGTGTCGGCGTTGTCTATGTCTTCTAACGGAAGGTAGTCGGCGAGCGCATAGTCCTTCACCGAATAGTTATCATGCCCGGTTTCCCAGTCCACCTCGTTCGGCTGAGCCTTTGGACCAACCGAGCTGTCTACTATGCGATAGGAGTTGGCCTTGTTGTACACAACAAATAGGTCCGAGCGCTTCACTACTTTGACTACCGGCAGAACCATGTCCGCTATATGGTCCTCGTTTCTGTACTGGATGCTGAGATTTGTCAGCACCGCGTCTTTATGCAATTGGTTTGCTGGTGGCATTTTCTCCTAAAACCTCCTTGTTTCAGATTCTTGTTTTTTCTTAAAGGACGGTCTGGCTGAGAAGAACCGGAATCAAGTCCCCGTCCGCTCCCGAAGCCATCGCTATGCCGATAAGATAATTTTTAGCCGTTGTCGTCGCTATCGCCTTTCCATTCGCATCGGACGTTAGAGTGTTTCCGCGGGTTATGGCTCCGCCTGCTTTTACCAGCGAGACGCCTAGAATCATCACGTTCACCTGGGCATCTTTCTTTGCCTTCCCCTGAACCACTCCAATTAATGCGTCGGCCGTCGCCGATACCGCCTTCTTAATCTTGTCGTCGGTAGAACCGAACTTGGCGATTAAGTACTCGGTATCAAACGCTTCCTCGGCTACCGCGGGTTTTTCAACTATTGAAGTTTCTCCGATCATTTTTCTTAGTCCTCCTTAATAGACTAGGTTTTCTTTTCAGCCCTGCGCGGCTTTGTAAAGCTCGGGGTTTTTCTTCGCAACCGCTATAACCGCTTCCTTGTAATCCACGCCGTCATTCCCTTTCATGTACTCGGCGATTTTTTCCTCAAACTCCTTGGATTTCTCCGTGGGTTCCGCCGCATCGGTTCGCGTCGCAACCTCTCCCGGAACCGTTTTTGCCGGGAGCTTTTTCAGGAACTCCTTGAAAAGCTTCACTTCCTCGGATTCATCCTCTCCCTCTTCCGCAAACTGCTCTCCATCCAGGAACTCCAGAATTTTTAACGCGGTGTTTTTCTGATCCTCGCCGATAGCGCCCCAGGCTACCTCCTGGTTGAGAAACTGCTCGAACTCGTTTTTCCTTATGTTCATCCGCAGCTTTTTGAGGTTTTTGCGGGCTTCGGCCCTTTCCTCTTCGCTTGCCTGGAAGTCGCTCTCGAGCTTCTTGTTCTTCTCCTTCAGTTCCTCGAACTCCTTTTCCATTTTCTCCTTGGCTTTGGTGAGCTCTTCGTTGTTTTTCTTGAGCTCCGTGAATTCCTTTTCACTTGGGGTAGACATTGTCTGGTCCTCCTTTGTTTGGGTTTCGGACATATCCGTTGCAGGGACTTCTATCTCCACAAACTCTTCCTCCGCGAATTCGGCCTCCTTGAGGCCCTTCACCGCGGGCGCGGCTGCGCCGAGAAATCCCACGTGGCGCAGGCTCAAGTCCGGGCGAAGCGAGATGGAGACATGCTTGTAAAGTTTCTTTCTCACCCACTCGACGAATTCCTTAACGGTGGGTTTTACCTTCGCGAGCAGCAGGTCGCCGTCGCGCTTGAGCTCCATTACCCATCCGTAAGCGGGCGAGTTGCTCTTGGGGTGACCGATCACCGCGGGGGAGTCGGTCTTGCGGGCGGCGTAGTTGCTGACAATTCTGTCAAGGTCCTTCGTCGTCCACTTTTTCGTGTTTCCAGAACTGTCGGTATGCGTCCCGGTCTTGAAAACTTCAATCCATTTCTCTTCCATGGTGTCAATCCTAAAGATGGAAAAGAGCAAAGCAATCGACTCAGTCGTCGACTCAGTCGATTGAAATTTAAGGGCGGGGAAGGACATCTTCTCGCATGACCAAAAAACAGAAGTACCTGGAACCCGCTGAGAAACTCTACGTAGAACGTGAACTCACGCTCGCGGAGATCGCCGAGCGCGTGCCTGTTAGCTACGCAACCCTGCGCAAGTGGAAGCAGTCCGAAAACTGGGAAATCAAGAAAAAAGAACTGAAGCTCGCCAGAGATGGTTTTCACCAGGAACTCTACGAACTCGGCCGCGAGCTCTCCGCGGAAATCCGAAAAGACTTCAAGGACGGGCGGAAAGTTTCGCCCGCCAGGCTCTACGCGCTGGGCCGGATAATGGACATTGTCGACAAGACGCACAGGTACGAGGAAAAAGTCGCCCGGAAAATAAAGAAGAAAAAAGACGTGTCGCTCAAAGACCTTGTCAAGGCCCTGAACGATAACCTCTTCAGCAACGATGAAAGCTGATGTCCCATAACGCGGAAAAAGGATTTCTCTCCTACCAGCAAGAGTGGCTCCGAAACGATGCCCGTATCAAGATCTGGGAGAAATCAAGGCGGATCGGCGCCACCTGGGCGCAGTCCTACGAGGACGTGAGCGACTGCCTCACGAAGAAAGTTCCCAAGGTGTACTTCTCCTCCGCGGATGAAGAGGCGGGGAAAGAGTACATAGAATACTGCGAGCACTGGGCCAGGGTCCTCGACTTCGCCGCAAGCGAAATCGGAGAGGAAGTTCTGGATAAAAAGGAAGGCGTCACAGCTCTTAAGATCTCATTCGCGAACGGAACCGCGATATACGCTCTGTCCAGCAACCCGAAGCGCTTCCGTTCAAAGGGCGGGAAGATAGTCCTTGACGAATTTGCTCACCACACGGATCAGGCCGCACTTTGGAAGGCTGCCCGACCTGCAGCGACGTGGGGATACCCCGTGCGGATCCTCTCGACGCACAATTCGAAATCAAGCCTGTTCTATAAGTTCCTTGAGGATGTGAACGCGGGAAAAAGAAACTGGTACGCGCAAAAAACCGATGTCCACGAGGCAGTAGCCCAGGGCTTGGTAGACAGGATCTACGGGCGCAAGACCACCGCGGCAGAGCAAGAGGCATGGCTTGAGCAAGAGCGGCGCGACTGCGCGAATGAAGAGGCGTGGCTTGAGGAGTACTGCTGCAAGGCATCCGACGAAGCTCATTCCTTTTTCACTTACGACTTGATCGCAGGCATCGAAGAGGATGGCGTTCTCTGCGATCTCAACAAAACGCAATACGATCTTTTTGTCGGAGTGGACATAGCCAGGCGGAAGCATCTCACCGTCATCTGGGTGTGGGAGCGCGTGGCCAGGAACTTCTTCGCGCGCCTAGTTAAACCTCTCGAGAAGGCCCCTTTCCGGGTGCAGCGCGAGGCCCTCTGGGAAATCCTTGAGCACCCGAAGGTGCGCCGCTGCTGCATGGACAATACGGGGCTCGGAATGCAGCTTACCGAAGAAACCCAGGAGCGCTTCGGGAGTTACAAGATCGAGGCCGTCACTTTCTCGCAGCGGGTACATGAAGAGCTGGCTTATCCGCTGCGCTCGGCGGCGGAAGACAAGCTGATCAGAATTCCCGAGGACAGGAAGGTCAGAGAGGACTTCCACTCGCTACGCAAACTCACCACCGCCGCAGGAAACACGCGCTTCGACACCGACGCCGCAGCCGCTACCCACGCCGATTACTTCTGGGCGGCGGCTCTCGGTTATCACGCGGCCGGGGAAAAGCTGGCGGAATTCCAGGCGCGCACCGCCGGGCGGCGCCAGACACTGAGAGTCGCCAGGGATTACGGAAAAATCAACTATGGAGGTTATTGATGAAGAGAGACGGAATCTGGATTACGCCTAATGAGTTCGTGAGCTTTGCGAGCGAGGGGAGCATGGGCAACCTCACGAAAATGTTCGCATCGAGGCACAAGAGCTGGGATCCTACAAGCGCTCTCAGCTACTACCTTCCGGACCCTGACCCGGTTCTGCGGAAGCAGGGCCAGGACATACGGATATACAAGGACCTGCTAACCGACGCTCATGTCGGTTCCGTAACCGACAGCCGCAAGGCTGGAGTGCTTACTCAAGAATGGAAGATCGAGCGCGGCAAAGCGAACAGCCGCCGCCACAGCTTCATTGAAAGCGTCTTCGACAGCCTGGATGTCGACAGGATTATTACGGAGATCCTCGACGCGCCTCTATATGGCTACAAGCCCCTCGAGATCCTCTGGGAAAAAAGGGACGGGCTGCTCGCACCCGCAGACGTGGTCGGAAAACCCCCCGAGTGGTTCAGGTTCTCACCGGAAAACGAACTGCTGTTCATCTCGAAAGCGAATGCGAACGGAGAGCCCGTGCCTCCGCTCAAGTTTCTCCTGGCGCAGAACGACTCTTCTTACGACAACCCCTACGGCAAACGCGTTCTCGCGCGGTGTTTCTGGCCCGTGACGTTTAAGCGCGGCGGATACAAGTTCTGGGCCATGTTCCTGGAGAAGTACGGAATGCCGCTTCTCGTGGGCACGTATCCAAACGGCACCGACGAAACCAAGATTAACGAAATGCTTGGAATGCTCGAGGACATGATACAGGACGCGGTCGCCGTCATGCCCGAAGGATCGCAGGTCACCTCTATAGAGCCTTCATCCTCCGGGGGGACCCGGAGCTACCGGGAGTTCCTCGCGTTCGGGAACATGGAGATCTCAAAGGCGATTCTTGGCCAGACCCTCACAACGGAGATGCAGAGTTCCGGAAGCTACGCCGCGGCGCAGACCCACTTCGCCGTCCGCCGCGAGATCGTCGAGGGCGACAGGAAGATTGTCGAAGGAAAGATGAACGAGCTTATCTGCTTTCTCTACGAGCTTAATTTCAGCACCGACGAGCCGAAGCCCGTATTCAAGCTCTACGAGCAGAAAGCCGTGCAGAAAGAGCGGGCCGAGAGAGACGAGATACTGTCGCGGACAGGGGTCAAGTTCACGAAAAAATATTACACCAAGGAATACGATCTGCGTGATGAGGATTTCGAGCTCGTGGAGTCTGAAGAACCCGGAGAGGGGGGACACGGGGAGTTCAGCGAGACGCGTTCTCAGAGGATCCTGGACAAGTTTGAAGATGCCCTGGGGAACATGGACGAAGAACTGCAGGACCAGGCCGAGGCCCTTCTCGACGTGGTCTTTTCCCTTGCCGAGAAGGCAGAGAGCTTCTCCGAGTTCTCGGACAAGCTCGCAACGGCCTACCCCGAACTCGACACCGACCCTCTCTTGAAACAGATGGAAAAAGCAGGCTTTATCTCGCAGGCGTGGGGGGATATGAGTGCCGAGGAAGACTAAAAAGAAAAAGCCCGTGGATCTCTCCTTCGCCTTCGAGCTCCCGCCCGAAGCGGCGATGAAATACTTCCGGAGCAAGGGCTATGTGCTTACGGGAGACTGGCACGAAATGCTGGGAGAGGCGCACGCCAAGGCGTTCACCGTCGCCCAGGTGGCTAAAATGGACATCCTGCAGGATCTCCGGGGCGCCGTTGATCAGGCAATAGCCGACGGCCAGACCTTCCGGGAATTCCGCAAAAACCTCGAGCCCACGCTCAAGAAAAAAGGGTGGTGGGGGAAGGGGAAAGTCATAGACAAAAAAACGGGGAAACTTAAAACCGTACAGCTGGGAAGTCCCCGCAGGCTTAGGACCATCTACCGCACGAACATGAAAATGGCCTACGCGGCAGGCAGGGAAGAGCAGTTCCAGCGCAACAAGAAGTACAGGCCCTACGGGCAGTTCGTCGCGATAATAGATCCCAAGACCAGGGACGAACACCGAAGGCTGCACAAAAAGACCTTTCCCCTGGACGACCCCTTCTGGGCTTCGTTCACCCCACCGCTCGACTTTGAATGCCGCTGCCGAAAGCGGACGCTTTCTGAGGCCGCGGTGAAGAGAAGAGGAATCAAGGTTCTCAGCTCAAAGGGAAAGATGGTGAGGGAAGACCAGCTCATCAGCAAGAGGACGGGGGAGCTTCGGAAAGTGACCGGTTACAAGCTCCCCGGGGGCGGCAAGGTGTTTCCCCGGGTGGGTTTTGATCACAACCCATGGAAGGCCGCGTGGCAGCCCAACCTCGACAAGTACGACTACGATATCGCCAGGCATTACATCGTGGGCACTGTTACTGGCCCTGACTTCAAGAGGTTTGTAGAAGGGAAGAAGGGGGGAAAGTTCCCCGTTGCGGTAATGGATCCGAAGACACAGAAGATGATGGGCTCGAAGTCGCAGGTTCTCCATCTGTCGGATGAGACCATGAAACACATAGAAAAACACGGGATCGGGTTTGATCGCCTTCAGGACGTGCAGAAAATTGTAGATGATGGAATTATGCTCAGACCCAATAAAGTCACGAAAAAGGAGTTTCAGTTCATCGGGAAGTCTGGGGGCAAGCCTTACGTGCTGCCGGTAAAGGTTACCGAGAACTCAAGGGAGGTATATGTTTCGACATTTTTCAGAATTAACGAAAACCGCAGCAGAAGCAAGATACGGAAAGGAAGAGTTCTCAGAAAAGAAAAATGAGGCGTCGCCTGGTTGCCTCGCGGGATATATGAGGAGACTCGAAGTATCCTCCTACGGAACTTGTTGGGGTCCAGGATTCCCCTCAGCATTCGCGTCGAGATTTTGCCATATATCCTTAGTGGTAAAACTACCGGACACATGAAAGTAGTCAAGCAGAAACAACGATGATTAAGTTTTCAGCGAACACAAAAGAGATAGACGGACTCGCCAGAAGTCTCCTGGCGAGATCCTCCGACATGTCAGAAGCGATGGCCGCAATAGCTGGAGTCATGCTCGACGCGGTGGAGGAGAACTTTGAGCAGGAGGGACGCCCCGAAACGTGGACGCCCCTCGCGGAGGAGACGGTCGAGGAGAGGAGAAGGAAAGGTTTCGGGCCGAGACATCCGATACTTCAGAGAATGGGGACCCTTGCCGCATCCATACAGGCGCAGAGCTCCGGAACCGAGGCCTTGGTTCACAGCAACCTTCGCTATGCCGCGATTCAGCATTTCGGAGGGAAAGCCGGCAGGGGGAAGAAGGTAACAATCCCGCCGCGCCCCTTCATGGTTCTCACCAGGGAAGATGAAGACGAAATAGCGGGGATTCTCAAAGAGGCCTTGAGGAAGCTCTGAGCTGCCGTCAAACACCGTTTAATTCTTTTTAAATACCGTTTAAAAACGTTTAAAAGCTCAGCCGCAGAGTGTCGTCGGGCCCTCCGGGCTTAGAAAGCGGTTTTTGTTCAAACGGCTTTTTCGGACTGTTTAACCCCTCCAATCCTATTCACGGGTTTATTAGATAATCTCCATTTTGAAGCGTGGAAATTGCCCTCACTACATCTTGTCGGAACAAAGTCCATGGAGATTGGGGAGATAGTTTATTCTGTGCTATAATGTGTCATCATGCCATAAGAAGTAGCTTAAACTGTTGGCAACTGCGGTTGTTTTTTTTCTGATTTCGCGCAGGGGAATAAAGAGTAAAATTGGATGAAGGCAACTAATATCTCGGCTAAAGCTTTCGATTTGTTTTGCGGCATAGGAGGTTTGTCCTACGGTTTGCAGATGGCCGGAATCCCGGTTGTAGCTGGGCTGGACATCGATTCAACCTGTCGTTACGCCTATGAGGAAAACTGCAAGGCGAAATTTATTCACTCGGATATTAGAAAACTCAATTACTCGGATATTTCCCCTTATTTCGATGGTGCTAAATATCGAATTCTCGTTGGATGCGCACCGTGCCAGCCGTTTTCTACTCATACGAGTAAAATTAAAAAGAACAGAAAGGATGCCAGATGGAATTTGATCGACGAGTTTTTGAGATTCGTAATTGACGGAAGACCTGAAATCGTTTCAATGGAGAATGTGCCCGCGCTCAGAAAAGAGGAAATTTATCGCAAATTCAAAGATGCTTTGAAAGGGTTAGGTTACCAGGTTGACGATGGAGTCGTCCCGTGCGAGCACTTCGGGGTACCGCAAAGACGTCGCCGTTTGGTCTTGCTCGCTTCGTTGCTGGAAAATATTCGCCTGCCGAAGAAAAGCCTCGACAAGCCCGTTACCGTGAGAGAATCCATAGGGCACTTGAGAAGCTTAAACAATGGGGCGGCCAGTATAACGGACCAGATGCATGTTTGTTGGAAACTGTCTCCCCTTAATCTGAAGAGAATAAGAGCTTCCGTGCCAGCGGGGACCTGGAAGGATTGGCCGGAAGAGTTGCTGCCGGACTGCTACAGAAAGAGTAGTGGTGAAACTTATTCCAGCGTTTACGGTCGAATGAGTTGGGACAAACCGTCGCCGACTCTCACTACTCAATTTTTTTCCTATGGCACGGGCCGCTTTGGTCACCCAGAGCAGGATCGGGCCTTGAGCGTTAGAGAGGGGGCAATTCTGCAGGCCTTCCCAGAGAACTATAAACTTTCTCCTTCTGAAAAACCGCTTCCTATTTCTACTGTCGGGCGTCATGTCGGTAATGCCGTCCCGCCATTACTAGGTAAAGCTATCGGCAAATCTATAACAAAGCACTTGGAGAACGTTGATGCCAGGTTATGAACTGAAAATCGACCTAAACGCTCTGAATCATCTTGGTCTTAACTTGTACAGCAACGTTCCTGCGGTGTTGTCGGAACTCATAGCTAACGCTTGGGATGCGGATGCCAGCGAGGTGGGTCTAGATATTGACTCAAATGGCAACGAAACTAAGATCATCGTCAGGGACGACGGTTGCGGGATGGACAGAAAAGAACTAAACGAGAAGTTTCTGACCGTCGGCTATCAGCGCAGAAAGAGTACAAAGGACGATCTCACTCCCAAAAAACGTAAAGTGATGGGGAGAAAAGGGATCGGCAAGCTCTCTGTTTTCTCTATCGCCGATTATATCCAAGTTTACACGAGAAAAAGCGGTCAGATTTCCGGACTGGAACTCGTTGTCGAGAAT